CCTTGATCGCAGGACTCCACAACTGCGACATCAGCAGTTGCTCCTCCTCGGGCGAGTAGCGCATCTTCTGCATCAGTGTTTCACCATGTCATTGATCGCCCAAACAAGGGCCATGAACAAACACCCGAATCCAAACCCGTACATGAAAAAGTCAATCGACGCCATCAGTCATTCTCCAATCTCGGGGTCACATCGACCACCTCGGCCTCAATCACCCGGGCCTGAGCCTGCGCCAGCGCCTCAGTGATCGAGATCGTCCCGCCCACCTCGATCTGCTTCGTTTCCCCGTACCGCTTGCGGTTGTGGGCACTCATGAGCCACTTGCGCGTGTCGATGCGCAGCTTGTCACGGTTGACGGTATCAGAGGATGACGGGTCGATTGCCTCCACCCCATCGGCAATCTCTAGGATTTCCCCGGCAAGGAACTCGGTGCGCATCTCCTGCGCCTCCTTGAATCGCTCGTTGCGCTGGGTGTCACGCTTGACCCAGCGCAAAAAGTCCTCATACGAAATGATGCGCGGGTCGTCTTCGATCAGGGATTGCAGTGATCTGCCGCGATAGATGTCCTCGATGACACGCTCGAAGATTTGCTCATATTCGAGGTGCAGCAGTTCTCTCGCGGCCTTGGTGGGCCATGGGGGCTTGGGGTCTGGGCACGACAGCCAGTTTGGGAGTGGGGTTTCACCGGTGACAACCGTGCCTAGGGAATGAGGGGTGCCTTGTTCCATAGTGCTGTGAGTCTATCACGGTGGTGGAAATTGTGGTGTTGTGATTTTATGGACCCATTGGGTTTCTGATTTTTGAAAAAATTTTCACGGGTTCTGTGGTGCCTACGTAGCCGGACCATCGGTCCCGCTGGCCCTACCCCCTCCCCTCGCGCCAGCGACCCCGGCTCCAGTGCTCCACCAGACCCGATGGGTAGGCTCCCGATCCCCGGCTCCCGTGCTCCCGGGATTCCCGATGGATTCCCGATGGATCGAGCGAGGCTACCGGGAATGCACCAGACCCAATGGGTAGAGGCATCTCGGGAGACTATGGAATCGGGAGGATTTCCCGGGAATTTCCCCGGGAAAAGGCAGACCCAATGGGTAAAAAGGGTCACCGGTGACAAAAGCGCCTTTCGCGCACAGGAGGCGTTTGGTAGAGTACTTTTCGAAAAGCACTTATTTTCCGGATTCCTGAAAATCGACACCCAGAGACAAAAGGGCCATTTGTCACTAGCTTACGCATCCCTTACATGCACCAGTGAAACGCTACCCAATGGGTACGGGAAAACACCTAGCATCTTTTTTCTTTGGATGTGTTGACATCGTGTACCCAATGGGTTAGACTGCCTCGCATGGCATCGTCGCCATGTAACTGTAAGAGGTAATCCGATGAAACATTCCCGCCATACCCTGCGCTATGTCGATCTCCATCCCGAGCCGGTGGATCGCGAGCCGTCTACCCTTGCGATTCTTGCTGGTGCTGCTCTTGCACTGGTGGCGCTCTGGATCATTTGCGTGTTTGTCTTTTCTTTCTGATGGAGGCGATGATGGAAAACAGTCTTTTTGAACAATTCGAGGGTGCAGACCTCGATCGTCTGGTGGAATGCTTGAATGCGATCAAAGCAGCCGGGAACCGTGTAGACCGATACACGCAGGCCGGGGTTAACCAAAATTCCGGGAATGTCTGGGTCTGGAGCGAGGATTGGCCCGGCTGCGTCTATTGCTCCATCGGATTCGATGTCGCATGGTGTTACTCCTGCCCCGAATGTGGCGAGGATCATGATTTCGACACATTCGAGGAGATGGAGGAGTACGCCTCGCGCTACTCAGGATGCTGCAAAGCCTGCAAACCCAAATTTGTCGCAGGCTGGAATATGCCTGGATACCTGCCCGATGCCGAGCCGGTGGAATTCGACGATCCCGAGGAGGCGATGGACTACATCCGGGACGAGATGAAATCATGGGTGCGCAAGCTGATAGACAAGACCAGCGGCGAGGATGCCGAGGGCAATGGATGGAGCCGGGAGGATGTCGAGGCGATCGACGGGATCGAGGCCGATGGAGCCGGTGAATTTGAGGTGACCATGTACGGCCGCCACTATTTTGTAACCGTGGAGGCTTGAATCATGGATAACGTAAATCTGCTTTTGTCTGATGCGCGAGGCATCTACATTCCCCGGGATTTTGTGGAGGGTTTCGATCTTTCCAAGTTTTCGGGCATTTCTGCCGAGGATGCCGAAACATGTAAAAACCCCGATCATGAGTGGTATTGGGAGGCATGGGAAACAATTTTGAACAATGCGCGATTTGTCGCAGACGATGGACGCGTGTTTCATTTGTACCAAGATGGCGATCTTTGGATGCTTTGCTATGACCAAATGAGCGAGGAGCAGTTACACAATTTCGGGATGGAGGCTTGAATCATGGAAACAGTGCAAATTGACGTTTTCACGTTTGACGAATTGAGCGAGAGCGCCAAAGAAAAGGCCCGGGAATGGTGGCGCACGGATTGTGACCCTCTGGCATGGAGCGATGAATCCCGAGGCTCCATCGAGGCATTCTGCGACCATTTCGGCGTAAGGCTCAAGGATTGGGAGGTCGGGCCTTTTCAGCCTTTCAGTTACTCCACCGATACCGAGAATCGGCATTTCCGAGGCTTGCGTCTATCGCAGGTAGACCGGGACGCCATGCCGACCGGCTACTGTTTGGACGCTACCCTCTGGATAACTTTTTACGATCATTTCAAAAAGACCGGGGACGCCAAAGGCGCATTCGATGCTGCGCTCTGGGAGGCTTTCAAGGCATGGCGCGACGATATGGAATGGCAGTTGTCCGATGAATGCGTCGATGAATTGATGATGATCAACGATTACCGATTCGAGGAATCGGGCAAATTTTGGAGGGCTTGAATCATGAATCTGCAAACCTTGCAAACCTTTATTCGATCTGGTGGCTATGCTTGGCCCGGTGGCTACCAAATGGCGCTTTTGATGCGCGATGGCGAGGTTATAGACGCACAGTCTGCCCGGGAGAATTATCGTTTGATCCGGGAGGCCATGCGCCATCCCGGGAGCGCGAGGGATTGGGAGCCGGTGGAGGCTTTCATTCATTGGGAGGGAGAGCCGATAGTCTGCGCACATAGTGGCCGAGACATCCCGTCTGCCTATGGCATCCCGGAGGAGGCGTAAAAATGGCGAATGATCTTGAATGGTGGAGTGAATCCCTCGGTCGCATCGAATTGCAAATTGCCCGGGAGGATGCCGAGAGCGCCTCGCATCCCGGGCCATGTGATGCCGATGTCGCATCCCTGCGCCATGTGCCATACATCCGGGAGCAGTTAGACCGGCTCTCCCCGGCTCTGGTGGCCGAATGCCTGCGCGAGTATGGCGCATGGGATGCCGAGGAATTGGCCGACCATGAAAACAATTTAGACCGGCTCCTCTGGATCGCATGTGGCGACATCTCGGAGGAGGTTTTCATGCGCGAGAGCGAGGAGGATTGAATCATGCCCTTAGACCTTATGACCATGCCACCAGAGGAGGCCGAGCGTTTGGCCTATGCCGAGGGTTTCACCGGGACGGCTGCGCTATTTGCGAGGCTTGTCGATGCCGAGCGAGAGCGGGACGCATTGGCCGAAGAACTCGAAAACCTGAAAGACTCCCAGCCGGACCCGCGCCAAGTGCAGCAAGACGCGCAAGACCTTGAGCACTTGAAACAGTTTTTTTACGACTGTTTCGCCCGACTCGCGGGGCATTACCCGTGCCCGGAGTTTTCCAGCGACTACGACAAGGGCGTGATTTTCGCCGCCATTGAACGGGGCGAAGAACTCGACGCGAACGGGGGTGCAGAATGAAACAGTTCAACCCCTTCCCCGAAGTTTCAAGCCGTTACGGTGCCCCAATGGGGCGGCGCGGCGATAACCCCGCGAACCTTCAAGGGATGCGCCGCCTCCGCGCCCGCCATCAGGGCGGCGGGGACGGTTACGACAAGGGCGGCGCGTACTGGGGCACCCCGTCGAATGTCTGGGGTGTCTGGGGCTGGATTGACGGCTGGCCGTGCGTCACATATGTCCGAGCCCCTTCCCGCGCCGCTGCACTTGAGAAAGTCCGAAGGGGGGCCGATTGATAACCGCCCTCCTCATCGCCCTGGCGGGCGTGATTCTCTTGCCCCTTATCGAGAAATTCCTTGACCTGTAACCCCTGACCCCTTGAAACCCCGAACCCGGCCCCGTGCCGGGTTTTTCTGACCCCGGAGAACCCTACACCATGACAAACACTCGAAAGCCCCGCACCGCCCGCCCTGACCCCGCCCCGGACACCTTCGCCGCCCGGGTCCGGGACACCATGCACCGGCTGAACCTGGGCGAACGCGAGGCCGCCGATTATCTGGGGGTGCCCGCGCCCACCTTCCGCAAGTGGACCACGGGCGAACGCCAGCCCGGGGCAGCAGTCCTTCGCCTTCTCGACGTTCTCGGCATGGTCGAAGCACTGGCCCCCGCGCTCCACGCCTCGTTTTTGCCTGTGGAATCGCGTCATGTCGAAAAATCCGGTGCCGAAAGGTCAACCGGTTCGACTGCCGATTCGGTCATGTCGAAAAATCCCGTTTGAAGGAGTCA